AATAATAGTTGCACCATTAACAATATATCCAAAATATTGTTCTTGATTTGCTAAAGCACTAACATCAGTATTAAATAATCTAGATGTTGCAGAATAAGTTGTAGATGGTGCAGGTCTATCTCTATCAAAAGGATCTGCAGAATATTCTTCAACAACAACTGACGGTGAACCTAATCCAGCAGCAATATCTGGTCTATCAGTATCCCCAAATTTATGATTTGGTTTCTGAACTCTGATATAACCTATTTGAGTTCCATTAAGTTCTATCTTTGCATTTTCAAAAACTGTAAATGTTCCAGTTGTCATTGTTATTTCAACTAATTTAGGGAATATATCAGGAACACCACTATCAAGATAATGATAGTGCTTAGTAAATGGTTTTAATCCATTAGCAGCAAAGTAAACATTTCTAGACCGCATAAATGGATCTGTTTCACCAGAAACCTTAACACTTTCAACATAGTCAAATTCTCTTGAAGGTCCATTTAACTGATTAATAAATTCAGTTTCAGTCTCTGTAGTTGTTGTAGTTGTTGTAGTTGTTGTAGTTACATTAGTGGTTGTAGTTAATTGATGATTACCATGAAAAGTACTTTGATCTGCTGGTATACCAACGGTATTAACAGTAGTATCAACAGTATCAACACTATTAGAACTTGAACTAGAATTTTGATTAACTACATTAGCCACCTGTGCCCATTCTGCACCACTTGATTCTGTTCTATAATCATCAACATAAATTGTTCTAACCCAATTATCTGATGGTGGATCTAACATTACACCACCAACAAATACAATTACATTAAATGGGTTGATATTTTCAACTTGAGTTGCTTGTGGTTGATCTATCCAATCAACTTCAGTATAATCTAAAGTTATAAGATCACCAGTTTTTTTACAATTTGGATCTAATAATTTAAGATTAGAACTTAAATCTGCTTCGCTTACTCCGATAGCTAAATCCAATGCCAATTCAGCACGTAATGACCAAAAATCAACAGCACTAATTAATTCACGTTTTCTAGTATTAACATCACATCTAGATCCATCTTCTCTCTTATAATCTATAAAATCTCTATTTTTAAAATTGTTTACTACGAAACCAGTTTTAAATCTATCATTACCTTGTGCATCCTTTACTGCTAATGTTTTAGTATCTAATTCTAATGCACTAAGTGATGTAAATGTTTCTAAATTAATGATCCTTTTTTCAAGATTACCAATATCTCTCATGGTAAATCTTCTATTATCAAATAATTTTATATTTGGTTGTTTAATTGGATCATAAAGATATGGTGGAAGTGATATCTGTGCGACTTCCATAGAATCACCAAGTTCCGTTGGTGGTGCAGGATCATCTGCAGAAACACCCTTAATCAATTTAACTTGTTCAAATTTATTAATTACTAATTTATCAATTCTTGGTAGATAATAAGTAAATCCAACAATAGAACTCTCATTAGGTGCTACAACATATGGAACTGTTTCCTCAAAATTATTTGTTCTATTATTAAATGCAAATGGAGATCCACCAGTTGCACTATAAGTATATGTTTTTACTCTTGGTCTAAAATCAAGTATGTCAGTTGCCCTATTACCCTGAATAAATGGAACATCATAAGTATATCTTTCTTTATTATAAGAATTAGCAGTAAATAAATCACCAGTAGTACCACTAGCAATTTGATATTTATTAAAGATAACTAATAATTTTTTAGCAGGTGCACTTGCATTTGCTTTTCTAACTATTCTAGAATAATCAGCATATTGTGCCCTATGACCACTATCTAAAAGATAATTACTTGTTCTATTTGTATAATTTCCACTTGTATAAACTTGTATTACTGCTTCAATATTAGATTCCTTAAATGTAGCAAGTTCTCCCTTATTAAACTTATTTGAATTTAAATATACAAATTCAACTTCAGTATCTGATACTCTATTAACTATTTGACCAATAGCTCTACTATCATTTCCTAATATTTTTTCACCAATAATAGTATTTACATTAAGACCTAATCCACTAACAAAAGTTAATTTATCTAGAGTTGGTGTATTTAAATTTTTGGATTCGTAAACTGCTACAATATTTGCAACATCAGGAACATTTAAACAAATTTCTTTATCTTCAACTCTAACACCATATACACTGCTTTGAATTAAATTACCAGTTGTTGATACACCAGAAGTTTTATCTATTGTTACCTGTTCACTTCTAATATAATCTTTAGACTTACTATTAAGACCAACTTTCTTTAAAGTAACATTAACTGTAGCATTATTAGTTGCTAATGCTAATCCAGAAAACTTAATATCATTACCATTATTTGTTATAGTAACTTGATCTGATGTTAGTTTTTCAACAGTACCATTATTATAGGTAATTGTATATCTTTCAGTATCAAATGGTTCAAAAAATGCACTAGTAATTCCAACACTTGCATCCAATCCTGCACTACTATTCATAGTAATTGTATTACCAGATGCATTTTGTCCTGTTATTTGACGATTAATTTGCAATGAAGCACTTGAAACGTCAACAGAAGATATATTTCTCTTTGGTAAAGGACTGAATAAACCAGATCGTGATAAATTTGTAATTTTTGGAGATTTTATAAAGAAAGTAGATTCAGTAGATATTCCAGTAGCAGGAATATCACCTTCACAAACACCAGCAACATCAGGACATTCAACTAATGTTAAGGTTGCACCATCAGCACTAATGTCAGATACTCTATGGAATACAGGATCAGCAAATAATCCAGTAGCATTACCACCTTGATATCCAATTACAGAATCAGTTTTAATACCAACTTTACCAGAAAATCTTCTTAATGGACATGTAGCAGTTGCTGAACCAGAACCACCAGTTATCCCTAAAATATCAGTAGATGAAAAATTAGGTAATATTCTATTGTAAAGAACAGAATCTGCAGTAAAAATTGCTCCTAATGGGATATTATTATTTGCATTATTTGAATGTTGATAAACTGATTTAATATCATCTACAGTATATGCAGTAACCTTAAGTATTGATGAATTTGAAGCAGTGGTTTGTTCGTCAAATATTAAAGATTCACCTCGAACAAAAGTTCCAGTTGTCTGAGTTACTATAATTTCTGTAGCATGAACAGAACCAGCATCCTTTGCCAAATATCCAATAGCACCACTATTTAAACCACGAACTCTTGTTCCAGCTTTTTTAGAAGTATCTAAATTAGATATTTGTAATATTGTATATGTTTGAATATCCCAAAGATATAAATCCCATTCAGTAGAATGTCCTGTATATGGTGCATCTGATACATTAAATGCATAAATGCGAGCCTGACCAACCTGATTATGATCTCCATTCCAATCAGTGGCAGCAGCAGGAACAGCATTATCATCCTTTCTACGACTATATAAACCTATAACATTATTAGCATTACCACCAATGTTAATAAACGGTGTTCCATGTACATTATTAACTTTCAATAAACTTCCCATTTCATAAGAAATAGAAGCACTCTTAACAGTTTTAGTATCTCTTGGTTTTTCTACATCTAAAACTGTTGTACCTGGTAGATAAACATCAAATCCTCTAACATATGCCTTACCTGGAGACAACTTAACACACATTAAATCTTCTGATGGATTATTACCATCATCAGTCTTTTGATCTTCAGTAAATAAACCAGCAGTTCTTACTTCATCATTTAATGAATTTTGTAAATTGACTGTGAATGGTTTTACAGCATAATTACCAGATTCATCAAAAGTTCTTTTTGCAAAATATTTTTTAATTTCAGAATATACAGAAGTATTTTGTAATTTCTTCGTTTCACCGTTCTTTACTCTGAATAATTCAACAAAGTTAGTATCTTCAAAATCTAATAATGCTTTTTTCGCTAATTTTACTGTTATCTTAAACCTATCAGCACCTGGAGCAGCATAATTAGTAAACCCTTTTGCATTATCATACAAAGATGGATCATCATTTGCATTTATAATTTCTTCTATAATCTGAAAACCTACCCTATAAGATGGTTTATTATTATAAGGTTCTAAGACAATAGTATCTTTAGTAACATCTACAAAAGTTCCTCTAATAAAATATACACCATCATTAACACCAAAAGCAGATCCAGTTGCAGTCGCTAATTCAGGAATCAAAGTTAAAACTGTTTCACCTGCAGTTAATGTTGTATTTCCATAAGTTACATTCTCTTCTAAAGTTAATATTTCACCATTAGGGAATGCCTCACTCTCTCCATTTGTACCTGATTGAATATACTTAACAAATATAGTAATATCATCAACACCTTCTTCTGGTGGTAAAATATAATTCTTGATTGTTGCTACTATCTGTGAATTTTGTCCCTTAACTCTTGTTCCTTTACCATTATTATTATTAACAATTGCATCCAAGTATATGGATACATCTATACCTAAATGATCTGGATTAATTTTTGCAGCAAAATATGTTGGATCATATTCAATATTTCCAGGAATGACCATTGATCCTTCCTTGAATATATGACTTCCAAAAGATTCTAATTGATTTTGAAGTACAGATTGTAAACCTGTTAATTCTCTTGCCTGTACTGGATGTCCAGGTTTAAACAGCACCTTATAAAAATTGTCTGCCTTATCAAAATCATCATAATAAGGACTTATATTTAAGTTAGTCTTTTGTGGCATTTTTCTTTAGAATTCCAGGATGATTTTAATGTCTTCTTTTTGTCGAGAATTTCGAGCAATCAAAGGTCTATTATCTAGATAGATTATTTCCCCTGATCCTTTATTTATCTCACTATCAGATAACCCTGCATTGAAGGTTACTCCTAAATTAATTAATTTGGTTCCAGTTGGATTTGTTGATATTCCAGAAAAAGAAGTATGAACAGATCCAGAGAAAGCAGAAGTAGTTCCTTTGATCTGATTTGCTGTTGCTACAGATTCAAATCCATATATTCTACCAGTAGTTGATATGCCAGAATAATCAGTTTGATCATCTGTTGTAGTATAATTTAAAGATCTATCTCTAAAATATTTTAGAACTTTAGTATCTTTATCATAAGAAGCAACATAAGCAGTAGCAATTTTTCCATTATTTGGTGCCTCAGTTAAAGTTTGCTTAATTTCTTCACCAACTTGTGGTGTTCCAGTTATAGTTTCAAACTTAACTGCTTGTAATGAGGAAAAAGTACTGTCTGTATATGTAACAGAAGTTCCTACTTTAGTGGGATTTTTTACTATACCAACTTGTGCAAACTTTGAGTCTGTTGGAAAATCTTTAGTAGAATCATCAAATCTTGCATAAATTAAAACTCTATCAGTTCCCAACTCAGTATAAATGTCATAACCATGACCCAATGATGGAGGAATTATTGGAATTAATTTTGCTCTGTTTGTAGTAGAAACATTACTATTTAAAGTACCTAAATCTACTAATCCATAACTATAACCCTTACCACCAGAACTAACAGTAGCATTAGTTATCTTACCATTAACAACATCAATAATTGCCTTTCCACCAGTTCCATCACCAATTATGTCAACTTCTTGTCCATATCCGTTAGCATATTGAGCACCTTCTTTTTCTATAAAGATATGCTTAATTTGGTTATTATTAACAGAAGAATCCCCATTCTCCCTAACTGCTCTAATACCAGTATCTGTATTTGATCCCCAATTATTAGGAACTGTTATATATTCCGTTGAGTCAAATTTAATAATATCACTTGGTGATATTGTAAATAGATATTTCCAAATATAACCATCACCACTATTACCAGCTTTTGTTGGTTCTAAATCAGTGAAAGTTGGTTCATCTTGTGATATACTACCTTTTGGATTAGATCCATCACCACCATTATCAATACAAGCATATACTTTAAAATCAGAATTTAATACATAATAATTTGCTTCATATAATCTAGCAGCAGAATTTATTGGACTTGGATTAGATACACTGTAATCATCTCTATAAATTTCATATCTATTACCAGAAACCCAATCTACCTTTCTTACAATTCTTCTAATATTTGCCGATGATATTTTCTTACCAAACATCATAGTATCACCAACGTGTGATCTATAAGAAAAATTATCTACAGGTGCAGGTGTACTTGATTGCCAACCAGAAGATCTACCATAACCAACTGTTGCTGGATTGGATAGACCAATAAAAACATAATAAGAATTGTTATCAGATTCTACTGATTCTACAAAATTATTCGCATTTAGAATTCTAAATT